CTTTTAAAATTACACGCACCTCTGCTGTGCCATCTTTGAAGTAAAAGCACTCAGAGCCTTCAGGGGTTTTCTGAAAGCGCCATGAGTAGGAGGGGAATACCGCCATCATTAGTTGATGTGCGTACTGCCAAGGCAGATAGACTAGCGGGTTGTTCTTGCTGTCTTTGGCGGTGTCTGCATGGACGTAAGGAGTTACGTCAATATTACAGAGCTGTTGCCAGATAAATTCCTGATAAAGCATACGTTTAATCCCTCTTCATAAGGGAGTAAACCGTAGCTAAATGTGGATGTCAATCTATAGTTTAGAAATATGTCTAATTAAGCTACATACTCAATCAGTAGCTAATGACCTTCGACATGGTGTCTAAATATTCATCTGCGTTTGCGGGCTGGTTATAAACTTGAACAGTAATTGCCATCTTCTGTCGCTCTGGCACTTCAATTTCTCTAGCGCGGAAGAAGGTGTTCACCTTATCAAGGGCATCCATCCACAGATCTAAAGCTATTTCCGCTCTAGGTCTCTCATTGCCTGTTACCCACCAATACAAATCTACATCGTAGTGATCGCAGAAGCTGATGAGCGTTGCGGGATCTCTGGGTAAGGATCCTCGCATCCATGCCGCTATCGTGGCCTCAGAGACGCCAATTACTTTTGCCATCACGGTCTGAGCGCCGTGCTTAGGTATTTGATGGCGCTTGAGAATCGCCATAAACCTTTCAGATCTGTTGTTTTTTTCGCTTAGCGATACCGCTTCGCCGCTGGTTTCATCAGCATTCATTGTTGCCTCCGGACCGCTCCAGTCCTCAATACATCCGTACATTTCTTCATAAGGTATATCTACTAAACACGGTTTGCAAGTGCAAAAGGTGACATACCCTTGATTAATACCTTGGAACAGGATACTTTGTTATACGAAATCAACTGAAGATATGGGGGACTTAGATTGGATATCCAATCAAGACTTCAGAATTTCCTCACGCGCTTGGAGTATGTAAGGCGGGTGGGCGATGACAAATACATGGCAAGGTGTCCCGCCCACAACGGCGACAGCGTGAAGCTGAGCATCGGTTTGGGTAGGAATGGCGACAGGATTGTCATGAACTGCCTTACTCGCGGGTGTGCGGCGAAGAATATCATGGAGTCTGTCGGGCTAACAGAGTGCGACATGTTCCCCGATAACCCTCATGAGCACGTCAGGGGCTACAGGACGGCCAAGAACTGGGTTCCCGAGGACGACGAGTTCACCGTGAGGATCGGCTTAGACCAGCCTCGCGACAGGTTTACCAAAAAGGACTGGGAAAAGTTTCAGGGCGCAGTAAAGCGAGAGTCTCGCCGCCTGCAATGCAATGCCCTTGAGTTCTACAAAAAGAACACTTGGAGCCGCGAAGTATGAAGTGGTTCAAGTTGTATACCGAACTCGCCCAGCATCCCCGACTCCGAATACTTTCTTTTGAAGACCGCTGGCACTACGTCTCTCTGATGTGCGCGAAGGCTGACGGGACGCTGGATCAAGACAACGAGAAGCTCCGCGACCAGATGCTGTCAGTGCATTTGGGACTGACCCCTGTCGAGATGGCGGCGGTGAAGGATCGCCTGATGGACGTTGAGTTGATCGCTGATGACTGGGACATCATCAACTGGGATGACAAGCAGAGTGCAGACGCTACAGGTGCGGCTAGGAAGCGTAGGCAAAGAGCAAAGGAGAAGCTCGCTAAAGAAGAGAGAAGTAAGAATATAAAGAATAAAGAACAGAATGTGACAGTCACGGGACAGTCACGGGACATCGAAAAGGAAGAGACAGTAGAACGAGTCTGGAAGCTATTCCCCAAGAAGGTGGCCAAAGCCAAGTGCGTCAAGAAGCTAGAACGGCTCGACACTGCCACGTTGGGTTTGATTGAAAAGAACCTCCGCGCCCGCGTCTGGCCCACCGAGCCGCGCTACATCCTGAACCCAGAAACCTACATCAACCAAGAGCGCTGGATGGATGAAGTCTCTGCGCCCGAGCAAAAGGACGATGAGCTTTATGTCTAGGAAACCCACCGACAGTGAGTTCATGCAACTCGAAGACTTGGACATTAACTCTTCGCTGGAGGGATTCCAGAACGTCTACACGGCGGGGGAGTTCACGGACAATGTTCTGGAGTGGCGAGAACACGGCGTAAACAGAGATGCGTTCTATCCATTCTGGGATCGGGACGGAGATCGATTTGCCCTGCGACCGCGTGAGGTCACGATCCTGTTTGGTAGTCGCGGCTCCTATAAGTCCACGGTGGCAAATTACTTGGTTGCCGACTACGTCATGCACAAGATCAAGGCGGGTTACATCAGCTACGAGATGGACACGCCGTATCTTTTGAGCCTGATGTGCGACCAGCTTTGCAACGGTTCTCCGATTCCGTCTGTCACCGAAAAGTGCATGGCTCTCCTGAATGAATATCTATACGTCATCAACGAGATGGTCGATAAGCCACATGCGGCAGTCGCCAAGGTGGATTACATGCTGAAGCAGGGTTGCAAGCTGATCGTGCTGGACTGCCTCCAGCGAATCACGATGCCGATGAATGATCTGAACCTTGAGCGTGACTTCGTTGTTGAGCTTACCAATCTAGTCCGCACCCACGATGCCCATCTCGTACTGGTTCACCACTCCCGCAAGGGCGGTCACTCAGACGGCGATAACCCTCGCCCTGTGGTTGATGACTTGAAGGGAAGCGGGGGCCTTGCTGATAACGCTATGAACGTGGTGGCTTGCTGGGCGAACAAAAAGAAAAAGGACAGGCAGTTCTGGCTCGCGAATGGAGCCGCCCCACGGGACGACGACATGGAGTTACTCGAACAGCCTGACGTCACGCTGATGATTAAGAAACAGAGATTGGTCGGCTTTGAATCAAACATCGGCTTGTGGCGCACCGATGCCAGAGCCTTCCACACCAAGCACGGCAAGCCATTCGTTTACCGACCGGAGATGGAGGAGTGATGGAAGAGCAGGAGAGATTTGCCATAAAGATCAGGGCGGCTGGCGAGCAGATGCGAGAGGCCGAGGAAGAGATCGCGCGGGCAGAGGCAATGGAAAAAATGACTTATGCCAAAGCCATGGTGGAAGCAGAGGTGGAGGGCAACAAGACCGCCGCCGCCCAGATGAGATTCGCAGATGAGCGGGGTGATGTTTACAACGCTCGACTGAACAAGGGAGTCGCCAAAGGAATGCTCGCGGCGGCGAAGGCCGAGTTCAGAGCCTGCGAAATTGAGTTCGAGCAATGGCGTTCGGAGAGAGCAAACAATCGTATGGAGCAGAGGGCGTACCGAGGATGAGTGAGCAGAGAGTAGTGATGCCGTTTCGAGTCAACGCAAAGGCGATGAAGTCGCTGAAAGTTTTGGCGCGGCGGGAAAAAACAACGGTAACCGGACTGCTGATTGAGGCAGTGAATGACCTGCTGGAAAAGCGTGGCCGGAAGCCAGAGGCAAAGCAGGCAAAGATGGGGAGGCCGAAGGGGGGATGAAGGGCAGGACGCCTAACGCAGAAGAAAAGCGCTGGCTGGATGACGTCGCATCTCTTGGGTGCATCGTCTGCCGCAAAGAAGGGAAGGGCCACACCCCAGCCGAGATTCACCATCTCGACGGCAAGACAAAGGCTGGGGCGCACTTCCACGTCATCCCGCTTTGCTACTTCCACCACAGGCAGGGCAGTGACACTGAGCTTTTCACCAGCAGGCATCCATACAAGAGCAGGTTCGAGGAGCGCTACGGGCCGGAGCTAGAACTGATGTTCATCGTTGAGGAATTGGTCAACCAACTCAGGGGGGAAGACCCATGCCAAAAGTGAAGCAGATCTGGGAAACAGACCGAGACAGAGACAGGGAGCTAGAGATCGCTGAGTTCTTTGCTCGCTTATGGAAGTGCAGGCTTGAAAAAATCGACGGACATCATGAGATCGATTTCACATTTCATCGCAGTTTGAGTGAAGACGTCACCTTCTATGGTGAGTGCCGATACAAAGACCACGATTACCGTGCTTTCCCTGATGTTTTTTGCGGCGTCAAAAAGCTTCATTTTGCCGATGCGCAAAGAGCGCACGGGTTACAGACCAGATTCTTGGTCAGGTGGAAGTGCGGCACCCACGGTTACACAAACCTTCAAGCCCCCGACCGAATCATCTATGGCGGGCGCTCAAAAGCAAAGATGAGAAACGGAGAAGACCGAGAGCCTCTCGGGATTTACAACATTGACCGATTCAGGATTGTTAAAGATGAGAGAAAAGAAAGCACTGAAGGATCTTGAGACGTATGTGCTCGGCACTTACGCGGAGCATTACGCGAAGAACGGGACGCAGGCAATCGATCTGATTATCGACTCCGGTTACGGGGTGGATCATTCGATGGCTTGCGTCATCAAGTACGCCGCAAGGCTGGGGAAAAAGGACGGGGCAATGCCAAAGCACGACCTTCTGAAGATGGCTCACTACTGCCTGATTGCTTTGGTCGCATTGGAAAAAAATGAGGGCGCGGAAAATGGCGACTAAAAAAGACGCCAAAGCACCAGTCAACCTAGACCGTTTGATGAATCTAGGGATAACGACATTCACTGCCGAAGAGCTAACTCACAAGATGCAGATACCGATGGCTGAAGTACGCCAGATGATCTACCTCGGCATCTGCGATGACAAGTTGCGAGTTGCTATTGAGATGGGCAAGTACGGCAGGCTCACAACGCTGTACGAGTGCGTTCACTGGAGACGTTACTGGATGAGCAGACCATGGAGGCTAGTCAATGGTGAACTCGCGGCGTAAGGGCCACAACTTTGAGAGGGAAGTCGTCAATCTGCTGAGAGACGAGTTAGGGGAGATAGTAGACGAGCCGATCAAGCGGGTTCTTGACCAGTACAGGGAGAGCACTCTGCCTGACATAGTCATCAGCCCGTTTGCGATTGAGTGCAAGAGGTACAGCAGGGGATGCTGTCCTCACCGCGATTGGTGGGATCAGGTGGTCGCGGCGGCGACTGCCCACGATCTTATTCCGGCTCTGGTCTACAGGTTCGACAGGCAGAAGATCCAGTGCATCCTGCCGCTGTATGCGATCAACTCTGACTACCCCAAGAACACCAACGTCAGGATGACGATGGACTGGGAAGACTTTGTCATGATCGTGAGGGAAGAGCTTGAGGCCTAGCGATCTGCGGGCCATTTCCATGACAGCGGCTGATCTTCTGACCTACCCAGAAATAAAGGCGTTTTTGGCTGAAAAATTAGAGCCGCAATTTCAGGAACTTGCGATGCGATTGTGCGTGATTGCTGTCAGTTCAAATATCGCGAACCTGTCAAGTCTGGCGGAGCGAAGGGCCATCATTGATACTTACCCTCAAGACGATGCGGGTCTGGACGGTATTCGAGACGAGGTAAAACTCGGGGTACAAAGAATCTGGAAGCGTCGTCAGTCATCTAATCTGGGGGATGCCAATGACCGAAGCCGCAAGAGTTCTGGAGCGGAGGGACAACGTCGTGTTCCTTCACAGAGAGGGTTGGAATTATTTTGAGGAAAAAGCCCCCGAACCCGAGGGCTGGTATTTGGTCACCGGAACGTCCGACGATGGGACTTGGTACGGTTTCTTTGAGTTAGTTGACGAGAGTCTGGTCGGTGAAGTGGACGAGCCTAATCCTTGGCCCGTCGCATATCTGAGAGTTCCTTCTCCACCTTTATTGTGAGCAGTTCCAGAGCGTAACTCGGCATCGTCCTGAAGCCTTTCGACTCTGGCCCGCGAAGCCAGTTCTTCACGGTCTCCATCGGCGCATTGATAAGCTCAGCAATCTCCAGCCTCGTAAGACTGTGCCGATCTACCAGCGCCCGAAGCCGCTCATTGTTCTCCTTCGACTTGCCCATTGCTTCTCTGCTTCTGGGGAAAAACTCCGCGCCAAACTTATCATAAAGACGCAGGTATCTCTTGAGTCGCATCGGCGGTATCCCGCTTCTGTGAGACACAGTTTTCATGGGTAGGCCAGAGGCTTTGAGATCAGCAAACTCTTTGATCTCCTCTGCGGATACTTCTTCAATCACGCCGCAGTTCCTCCAGACTGAGAGGACACCTGCCAGACTCCATGGCCCGACAGAACTTGTCCCAGATCCACATAAGCTCTGGGTAGGCCTGAAGCATGAGACCGATGCTGGCTCTCTCATTTTGGCCCTTCTCCCATGCGCGATGGTCGTCAGACATTGAGTACCAGAAGTCATGCTTCTTCACCTGATCGAAAAACTTAAACTCTTCCTCTTCCATGGGGTCAGCCTCCTATCAAGATTGCTTCGTATGCAACGAAGCTTAGGTGTAGTGCGATCACTGCCAGCAATGCCAGCCAATGTTCTCCGAGTTCATTCATTGGATTTGTCCTTTTACTTTGCTCTCCAGCCACTCGGTCGTTTCCTTGAGGAGCATTACCCAGTCCTCAATGATTTCTTTCTGAGCGTCCGGAGACATATCGAAAAATTCAGAGTCAGCATGGAAGCCGAGGTGACCCATCCGCATGGACAGGTCGGCAACCAAGTACCCGAAGATGGCGTTCTCGGGCATCTCCTCCTCAACCATAAATCGGCTCATGCAATGTCAACTCCGTTGGCTTCAAGCTCATCAAGCTTGGCACCGAGGAACGTGAGAATCGCGATTGCCTGTCTGTGCTTGTTCTGATCTGAATCAGTTTGCAGAGTCGCGATGGCGGCTTCCGCCGCCTGCTCGTATTGGCCCGCGCCATCGAAGATGACCTCGAACTGATCGCTAGGCCTGACGCCGTCAAAGTCGATTACCTCCCCCATCACGACGCAAACTCCTTAACCAGCTTCGCTAGTGGATCTGGCAACTCACTGACCTCAACGATCTGAAAGCCGGCGGGGGAATAAACCCCCACCTTTCCGTCGTCCCTGATCTCAAGGGTTGCCCCTTCGACTTCGATGAATCTGTCCTCGCTCATCGCTGAAGCTCCTCTAGTCCTTCTGGAACCCAGCCGATGGCAAACACCGAGCGGCGATCCATCTTCGCGATGAAGTCCGCAAGATCCTGCTTGTGGGCTTTGGTTTTTATGGACAACCAGCATTGGGTGTAGATGTCCTTGAACACATCGTCCGGCTGGTGTCCTGCTTGCAAGAGCATCAAGATGCGATCCTGCACTGATTGCTCAACATTTTCGGGTGCTAACAAAGCGGTCTTGGTGATGGTTTCCATTAGTCGTTCTCCATGTTGACGAGGATCATTGGTAGAAAAGTGCAGACCAGAAGGCCGAACAGAATCAATCCAAAAGTGAGTAGCTGTTCTTCTGCGTTCATGCTCCGGCCCTCAGTTCGTAGTAGGTTTCAAGTCGGCTGAGATATTCATCTCTCAGTTGACCGTCATAGTCGCGGCACTGTTGCGGTGACATCTTCGAGCGATCAACCGCTCGGACAGTCGTGCGCCCGCCGCAGTTGTTGCAGGGAATGTCGTGCCTTCCCTCCCAGTAGCCTTCCGGCACTTCGTCAGCGCTCAGTCCGTTGCCATCGATGGCGGGGTTGACGTGACTGCCAGCCCCTTTGCACACATCGCACACAACCCAACAAGTCGGCAGTTCTAGCTCGCCGTCATCGGTGAGCAGATAGAAGTGCTCTGGCGCTGGCCCTTGGTTGCGAGAATCAAAGAACTCGCTTCGGCTTAGGTAGCTCATGCGATCTCCTCCGCTACGAGTTCGCGAGCGTCTTCCATGAGGCACTCGACTAGCAGTTGTTGCTCAGACCAGATGGTGTTGCCGTCGATGACCTTCGGGTGCTCGTACTCCTCGGGATACGCCTCTTTGATGGTGTTGATGGCGGTTAAGATATCCACGTCAAACTCTGTCAGTACCCACTCAGCAAACTCGCTCGCCACATAGGTTCTGAGGCCGAAGTAGTCGTCCAAGTTTTTTGCGATGATTCGGCAGTGGCGTCTGTAGTGCTCTTGACCCATGTAACTGCCATCCAGCCAGAGCCGGAACATCCTGCGCCCGTAGTGGTTGGAGTTATCGATCATGCTTGCATCGTTGCCTCTGATGGCGTCGATAATTTTTTGCTTGTTACTCATAACTTCATTTCCTTTTGGTAACCCCGTGGTGGGGGACGAGATGGATTCCCGTGACGCCCCATCGGGGCGTTTCGGCTGGTATCCCTCCAGCGGCTCATCAGACGGGTGTTCACATACCTTGATGCGGGCAGTCTTTAGGCGGCTTGCCTGTAGACTTGGGCCGAGGCCTCTCGGTCAACTGCGGAGAGATGAACGGCCTGTCGCTGTGCCACAGATCGATGCCCAGTAGCCGCATCTTGTCGGTGTAGTCCTCGGCTCTCTCCAACATGGCGCGGACACCCTGACAGCCGCTATCCTCGGGAATTGAATCCTCGGGCCGCAGGCAATTCATTTCGGCGAGCAGTTCGTAAAAGTCCTTGCCGCCAAATTCGCCGTAGCCTTCGTAGCTATCCTCGATCCACTGGTTGCCCAAGTGGTCAACCATGTAGACGCGGAAGGTTCCGTGATTTGAGTACCTGTTCCAGATAGATCGGCGAGTGTCGTTTGTCTTCCAGCTAAACATTCCCATGTCGTTCTCCAAATTGGTTACCCCAGTGGTGTGAGGATGGGTGGATTCCCATGACGCCCCGAAGGGCGTTTCGGCCCGTATCCCTCGGGCCATCTTCAGATGGGGTTAGGCGGCGTCCTGCACCTCGACGGCGTCGAAGGTTTCGGCGAACACTGTGCGCAGTGCGGCGAGCGTGGCTTTCGCCTCAGTCCAGTTGCGTTTGCGCGTGTGCTTCGGGGTCAGGGTGCGGCTCCACTGGATAGGCTCCAGCGACTCATCGGTGTAAGTGCCGTCGCCGTTTGATCCATACAGGCCGCGATGGTCTGCGCTAAATCCGGCGTATTCCGCAACGTCATAAATCGCCGAGTAGACGTGGGTCTCGGACAGGTCGTAATACATCGTCCAGTCCTTGAGACTGCCGAGCATATTTGCCACAGCCTCGGCGGGTGTTTCGCCGTAGCCCCAAGATGAGCCGCCGCCGATTGAAACGTAGGACAGATAGTCTTTTTGCATAGTCATGATGAACTCCTAATTGGTAACCCCAGTGGTGTGGGGACGAGATGGATTCCCGTGACACCCCGAAGGGTGTTTCGGCCCGTATCCCTCGGGCCATCATCAGACGGGGAAAAATTTTGGGTCGCGGAAAAACCCCGAACAAAGCGACTCACGCCGCTTGATCCAGTTCGATGGGGTTAGCGAAGGCGTCCAGAAACTCGAACGCCTCCTGAGCTTGCTTAGCCGCCGATACGATGGCCTTGCTGTCCTTCTTCAGTACCCGCAACCATGCGGCGATGTACTCGGCATGATCGGGACGCGGAGTCCGTTCGATACCTAGAGCGGCACAAGCGAATACCGCACCCATCTCAGCGATCAATTCCTCGAAGGCGTAGGCCTCATCGCCGAAGCGGGTGAACTTCTCGAAACGATCCTTGCGTGAGCGGTGACCCGTCCAGTGGGTCAGTTCATGCAACAGCGTCCCGTAGTAGGTCGTAGTCGCATCGGACTCGCCAAGCGGTCGGAAGGTGTCGAGGTCGGGCATACCAACCCAGTCGGCGGTGGGCTTGTAGAACGCGCCGGTCTGACCGTGCCGGATGTCCGCGCCGGTAGCCTTGACCCATGCTTCAACTGCCGCATCGCGCTCAGCCGGTGACGCTGGCTTTTCGATCACTGGCGCGGCGGGTGCGTCCTCACACTGCTCAGCGTTAAACACGTTGTAGAACTTGGCGAACGGGATCTTTTTGATTGACCCGTCATCCTGCTCCTTCTCGAACGTGTTGAAGAAGATGATCTGCGTGGACTTCTCGCCCTTGCGGACTTGCGCACCCTTCGCGGCCCATTGCTTGTAAGTGCCCCATCTGGTGTCAGCGTAGGGTGAGAACAGCAGGAGCAAAAACTGATTGATCCCGCGATAAGCGTTGCCGCTTGCAATGTTGGTATTGAGGCCGTCACTGCCGGTAGTGAACCAAGGCTGTTTCCAGTTCGTGGGGTCAACCGTTTCCAGTTGCTTGATTACCTTGTCAGTGATGACGTCATACGCTGTTTGCTTTGCCATGTTGCTTTCTCCTATTGGTGAGGGGAGTGGTGTCCCCGACTGGGTTCATCGAACCCGCTGGAATAATTATAAACACAGCTTGATTTGATAAATCAACACCCTAGAATGAAAAAACTTTCAATTAATCAGAAAAACCAATGTACATGCGGGATTCGGACGGTATGGAGTTACAAGATCGCTTGCTGAGAATCGAAGCAAAGCTGGATCAATTGACCGAAAAGCTGTCTGACCTTGGTCGAATCGATGAGCGAACCGATGCCGCCCACGCCCGCCTATCTCG